CGGCGGTCATGCCGAAGACTGCGAATGTGCTCATGGTGATCTCCGGGCAGCCACCAGCCTCGCCGGGGTGGCGTGATTCGTTGAAGTGGGGTATTGGTGTCGCGCTTATTTCAAGGAGAGCGCTGTGGAGTGGTATGAATCGTTGTTTTTGCAGGCATGTGGCCATGTACTGACCCGGTCGCGGGTAGCCAACCTTCGTCGAGCTGACGGTGTTCTAAATCTGGATATTGCAGCCACGCGTGATCTTGCTGACTCTTACCAGCGCAGCGTTGCCTTAGCGTTCAGCGCCGAAGAAGTGAAGCAGAGGCTTTCCGAAGGTGCAGATTGCGTTCTGTTGTTGCTGGTCCATGAGCATCAGTTCTTCAACACCTTGGAGAAGCTGAAGAGGGAAAACGATGTTGTTTTGAGCGCGTCCCTGCGGACCGATGCCAGGTCGAATGATTTTTCCAACTACCACGTCGACGTCGCACTGATCAGGAAGTCTGCCTCTGGCCAGATGAGTATCGCGCACTAGCTGACAGTTATCTCCATGCATGCGCCGCCTTCCGTGGCCGGATGCGGCATGGTGGCAATTTGGGGTTGGATGGGGTATTACGGATGGCCGGCATGGGGCCGGGTCATGGAGGACTGAAGTGTCAGATTCAATAGGTTGCCCTAAATGCAAAACGCCGATGCAACGGACAAGGCCGGACTCACTGGATTTTCAGGATATTTTGTATGCACAGTGTCCTGGATGCGGCTACGAGCAGACTCCTGAGAATGTGCGTGAAATGGCGCAGAAAGTTGTAGATGAAATGAAAGCGAAAAGGCTCGCCAAGAAGAAGGGCAAATAACTCGTTTCGGCTTTCATTCACATCCAATGACGATGACGCCCTTGTCGTTTGGGTCGTCGCCGAGCTCCAGGGCCGGCGCGCGCAGTTCGCGGCTAAGCCTGAATTGGTCGAGCTTTCGCGCCACAGAATTGCTGATTTCAATCGTGTGGCGCGGAGGTTTGAGCAGCTTGATCGCTTCATCTCGGGTCAGCTCATGAAGCCGATGAATCATCAGCGTCATGGCCTCGCCCTGTTCCTCAAGGCCTGCCCACTCCATCAGGTCCTGCAGGGCCTGCTTAGTCCCTGGTCGAACCTTCAAGCGCAGGTCTTCTTCCTGCAAGCTGGCGGCCTTCTTGCGCCGGCGCTCGTCGCGCTGCTGCTGATCCATCGCCATACGGCACCTCGCTGATACCGCTGGGCGGCAGGTGGGATTGTTCGCGCCGCCTGTGCAGTTGCAGCGCGCGCTTGAGTTTCATGGCACAGCTCCATGTCGACGTCATGCCAGCCCGCAAGCCACCATCCGCCATCGACCGTCATGTTTCCGTAGGGTTGGGAGAACCGGCATTGCCCGGCTTTCCGAGCATTGCCTCCGAGGTAGTAGGCCTCTGGGTAGGAGAGGCGACGCCGGCTGGCTTTCATGGCTACGCACCGGCCAGGTGATGCAGCGGGGCGAACGGGATGTCGTCGTCGAAGCTGTCCGGGCCATTGGCACCCTGTTGGTCAGGTGCTGGCTGCTGCGCTGGCCGTTGTTGTCGCGGTTGTTGCTTGCGCTGCTGTTGCTGTCCACCCTGGTCCTGTTGCGGTGGGCTGCCGACAAACTTGATGACGATCACACGTCCGGTGAGCTTTACGCCCTGCGAGCGGTCGCTCTTGGTGAAGGTCTCGACGTGGGCATCGTCAATCGTGAAGTGCAATTGCTGGCCCTTGAGCAGGTAGGGCGCCATGGCTTCTGCCTGCTTCCCCCAGAGGGTGGCATCGACCCATTGGGTAGGGCGCTTGCCATCCTGGCCCTTGCGGCCGTAATCGCACGCCAGTGCGAGGTTGCAGACAGGGTCCCCATTTGGAGTGAAGCGCAGTTCAGCGTCTCGGCCGAGGCGGCCGACATCGGTAAGGGTAGGCATCGTGATTCCTTTGGTTATGCGGCCAGGCCGAGCACCTTGTGCATGCGCTCGTCGAGAATTTCGTAGAAGGTGGCGACCCGCTCTTTGAGCTTGCGGATCATGGCCTCGTCGCGGTACACGCGCTTCACGAACAGAGGCATGCCCGGCCAGTAGCTGATGAAGTCCAGCCATTCGCGTTCGGAGACCCACAAGCCGCCCTGGCATTGCGCTACGTGCTCCTTCGGCACCTCGCCGGCCAGGATCACGCCGACCTGGAACTTCGGCAGCTTGGTTTTGATCTCGGTGAGCCCGCGATCGCCTACCAGTGCATCAGGCGAATACCCGATGCCGTGGTTCAGGATGATCCCGACGGATTGCGTTTTCAGGCTCTCGCGGTCCTCATACAGCCCGCGCGCTACAACTTCCAGCTCGTGACCTCGGATGGTTGCCTTGGTCTGGAACGGGATTTCGGCGGCCTCCTCGGTGATGCGCTCGCCGATCAGCTGGTCCATGTAGGTGAATGCGGCGACCCCGAACCCTGCCTCGCCCTTCCCGGCGACCAGCAGGCAGTCCAGTTCGCTGCAGGTGATGATGCCCAGGCGCAGGGCCAGCCACTCCGGCGTTCCTTGTTCGATGTCAGTGATGATCTGCATTCGGGGCCTCCTGAACACTGGCTTCGTGTTGTTTGGCGGACTTGGTGAGCATTCCCAATACCTGGTCGAAAGCAGCTTTCTCGACGGCGGACGGGGTGCCGTGGATGTTGGCGAAGGTCGCCTTGGCCTTGTCGCTGCAACGCTCCAACAGAGCGGCCAGCTGGACGGCCTGCACCGAGGTAACCCGCGGCGTCACAACTGCACCGGTGCCGTCATCATCCTCACCGGTGGTGGTGAAGTTGAGCAGCGCGCCGGCGGTGTACCGCTTGCCGTAGCTGACGCTCGAGGCCACGGCTTGGACGCCGTTCTTGCTGCCGGTGGTGTCCGCGGGGAGCACCAGCGAGGTCGTTTCGCGGTGGCCCGCCCGGTGGCTCAGCACGCCCTCGACTTCGATGCCCCGCTCGTTGCGCGGGGTGCGGAAGGAAAGGGCGAAACCGTGCCGTGCGAGCACCGGCTTGATCATTTCGTTGATGTCTTCCCAGAGCGCGTATGTGCTCTGGATACGGCCGTTCTTGTCCTTGATTCCGCCGCGCTCGCCGATCACCGGCAGCTCTTCCTGCATTGCGGCCAGGGCCTCGTCGAACTGCTGCTTGGCCTGCAGGGCCTGCATGTTCTGGTGCATGACCATCAGGCGCTCCATCTTGTCGATGTCCGCGTTCGGCGTCATGGCGACCTGCTGGATGATCTGGAGGATGGTCACCGACTCAGCGGCGATTACCGGCGGCTGGGATTGGGTTTCGACCCTGGCTACGTGGCTCATGGCGACCTCAGTACTGGATGGTGATATTCGGGATCTTGCGCATGGCGATCAGGGTGATCGCCTGCTTGGCGCACTCCTCGGTCATGCCGCCAGCCATGAAAGCGTCCAGGGCGGCACGGTTGATGACCCGCCGATGGGCTTCATCTCGCTCGCGCTCTTGCTGCTGGCGGAGGATCAAGGCGGCGGCCTCGTCGGCGCGGCGGCGCTCTTCCTGGCGAGCGTGCTCGGCTGCTTCTTCAGCCCGGCGGGCGGCGTCCTGGCGCTCCTGCTCAGCGCGATGCTCGGCAGCCACTCGGTCGGCCTCGGCCTGAGCCCGGGCACGCTCCGCCTGCTCTGCCTGCAACTGGAGCTGCAGGCGATGGTTCTCGGATTCGCGCTCTTTTGCTGCAGCCTGGTCTTTCAGGTCCTGCTCGCGCTTGGCGGCAGCATCGCGCTCGGCCTGCTGCGCCTGGGCCGCGCGCTGACGCTCCGCCTCGACTGCAGCTTCCTGTGCCAGACGGATGCGGTCTTGCTCGGCGTGCTCTTCTGCCTCACGGCGCAGGCGAGCCAGCTCGGCTTGCTCGGCTTCGAACTGCTCCCGCTTCTGTAGCGCTGCCCTTAAGGAAGTCAGAACCTTGTCCTTGGTGTTTGCCGCCTCGGCCTCGAATTCTTCCCAATGGGCGCCGAGCTGCATGCCCTCCGCCTCAGCGATCAAGCCTTTGATGTGCAGCGAGCTCAGTTCACCCAGGTCGTCGGCCAGTGTCTTTAGCCAGTTCAGGCGGTCGTTGTGGCGGTCGATCCGCGCGTCCTCGGCGGCCTCCCACTCGGTGAGCGGCCGACGCGTCTCGTCCCGCAGCGTGTCCATCTTGGTCACGAAGTCGCGAAGCTCAGCCTCAACCACCTTCGGCATTTCCTTCAGGCGGCGCAGGTAGTCACGGCCTGGCTTCTCGACCGCAGTCTTCGACTTGCTGACCTTGGCGGCCAGGCTGGCGATTCGCTCGCGGCCCTTGCGGGTGGTCAGATCTGGAACTTCGCCCTTGACCTCACCCTTCACCAGGTCGATGAATTGCTGAAGGCCGCCGGCCACGTAGATGGCCGGGGCGTTCTCTTCGCTGATCTCGTCGATCGCGATCAGTTGCTGTTGTGCGGACATTGGAAGACCTCGCGCCAGGCCGGCGCCGTCAGTAGAAATAGGGGAATGCCAGATCACGCCATGGAGGTGCGGCTGACGCTCTGGCTGCCGGTGATGGTTGCGCGCTCTTGCCGGCTTACGCTCCACTCAGGGTACGGTTATCCCCGAAGGGCCCGCCGTGCTCGGGTGTGAATTCAGGATGTGATGCGATCAGCGAAGGCGCTTGCGAGCATCCAGGCAGTGCAGATGAAGAGGGTGGTGAAGCTGCCGCGCCAGAAGGCGAAGCGGCGAGCGCGCTGCAGTCTTGTCATGCTGCGTCAGCCTTGGCCTGCTCGTACCGATCGATAGCCCGGTCAGCAGCGACCTCTTCGGCTAGGGCCCGGCCATACTCATTGGCCCACGGCCGAATTAGGGCTTCGGCCACGTCATGCAGGGCAGTAGGGTGTCCCGCTTTGGATGGGCCGACCGCCTCGCAGGCAAGGTCGTGCGCCTTGCGGTGAATGCCGCGGCCGTCGGCGATGACCTCGCAGATCATCCGCTCAATCGGGTACTCGCGGTTGTCGGTCAGCAGCGGCGCGATGTGCTCCTGTGCGCCCAAGTGCTCCGCGAGGGCCTCGTACAGCGACTGGGGGGTTACCAGCGAGACCTCTTTGCCAAATGGGCGCGGCGCCGTGACGTGCTCGCCGCAGATCAGCTTGTTGATCGAGTCGTGCAGCCAGTTCGGGCCTTCCGGCGTTTCGAGGAAGTTGCTCATGACCTTGTCTCCGTCTCCAGCCGGCGCGCCAACGCACAGGCCTCATTGTGATCTCGGCGGAAGCCAACAACCTTGCCGCTGGCACTGTCCACCACATGGAAGAAGTCCCGGCCCGCAGGCTTCACCTGGAGCCGGAACAGGATCACCGGCATCACCCGGCCAACCTTCTCGTAGAACTCGGCAGTGGCAATCACAGAGCGCTCCTTGAGCACGGAAAGAATGTCGCGCCGGGTTTGAATGCTTGGGTGCATGGTCGCCTCCAGGTGGTGGGTTACTCGGTGGGTGGGGTGAGGTGTGGCTGCCAGTGCGTCACGCGGTGCTCGAAGCGCGAGCCATCCCCGTAGCGCCAGTCAA